CTCAGGGTCCAGCCCCCCCATGAATTCTCATCCATGGGTTATCTGGCCTGATTGCGCTTAGTAACGCACTACATTTTTGTCTTCGAGAATTAGGCTCAGCCTAAGCTCTAAGATAACTTTGGGTGCTCCCTAACGCTTCAGCCTGACTAGCCTCCACGTCGTCGTCTCCGCGCCTCCGGCGCAGGGACGAAACCCTCTCTAATGCTAACACTTGAAATACGCTCTCGACGAGCAATATTCCGTAGTCGGCGCCACAAAGTGATTAACTTTGCAGATGGGGCAATCTCATCGTCTAAACGTTGAGCATACCCGATCTTGGTAGGAAGGAGATTAACTCCATCCTCACAGGCACCGATTTCCGTGAATATGTCGTATAACGTATTCCAAGCGGGAAGAATTCCCGGTTCGTATACTCTCAGACGATCGTCGATACGTTCGTGAGTTTTCCGTAACCCGTTAGTATAAGGTCGAGCTACCCACTCAGTAAAGAACTCGTTCCAGGCGACCGAATCTCGGTCCATCCCGAAGAAGTTCTTGACTGAAGAAGCAAAGAAAGGCTTTTCAACCCTTAACTCTGCTCCTTTTCCTCTAGCGGTCGACGGATCATACTTCTCACCCTGCGATGGCTTTAGCCACACAGTTAGAGTAGTAAAATCCGCTGTACTTAGAGTGAACAAGAGTCTCTCGAACTTAACCACGGACTGTAGAAGCCCACTAAGGGTCCTCCGCCATAGGCTGGAGGCTATTGTCCAAGTATTTGGATCAATAATTTTACCCTCTTGCGCACCCGGTGCAACAGAGAGTAGCCATGCCTCAAGAGGCATCGGCCACACTCCGCCCGGGCGGCAAAGGTACGCGACGAGACCTGATAGACGATTTCCTACGCCTAACACAATTGGCAATCGTGCTAGATTTCGGAAGCCGTAACCACAAAAACGTGCTACGGAAGAAATTTGGATCACTCCAAATTTCATATTCTTGTTAACCAGTTCGCCAAGCGCTCCTAAAGAGCGTAAGGCCACTAGCATCTCTGCTAGTGATACTGGTGTCACATCCCGTCCTCCGACCCAAGTTCGCTTCGCGAACTCTAAAGAAGAAGTATTCGAGACTAAGCTTTTTGCTAAGCTTATGTCTACGCCTATCTCCTTCATTATCGAAAGATATTTCCGTGCCACGGCGCGGTCAGCAATGACCACATCGTCTCCGAGTATAGCATAATCCAGGAACCATCCTGAATGTTTGTGTACCTCGTAGGCCGCCATTTGCACCAATGCATGGTGGGTAAGCGCAAGAAGCGCCCAACTTGATAACGCTCCCATTGGTTGCCCGACCGCGTAGGATACGCGATCGAACCCTAAGTTGTAACTTTTAGCTACCTTAGGTAAACCATACGGTTGCGAAACCAAGAGGTTCGCCCAATGCGCCACCATTTTCTCACCCAACAGCGGCACCAATAGCCTTACTTGCAACGCAAGAGGTAGGCGATCGGTTGCAGCTGATAAATCGTAAGAGGCTACCCAAGAGCCCTCCTTCCGGAACCTCTTTATCAGTCGCTCCACCGGAGCGGTCTGATTGAAGGTCCCATCCGTAGGGAGCTTACGTAACCTCAGAAATATCCACTTATGCAATGGGGCCATAAGTGCCTGAGTGAGAATATTCACCATGGCGAATACCCGGATCTTGCCCGGTTCTTCTTTGAATCCTAACCGGCCGAACCAGAGCGGTTTCCCCCAATAATACTTGACATACCAGGCAAGCAGGGTTGCTTGCTGGACCTCGGGACTCATATCTGCCGTCGGCAGATCCCGTTTCATCGAGTAGTAAAGAGGCGAAACATCTGGCTCCTCCCCGGGGAGTAAAGGACCCGCACCTGGATCCCTATCCAGGAAACGGGCTGATCTCCACTTTGTGTTCCACTCTTTGGATCCGAATTCATGTTTAGTGAATTCTTCAAAGGCGAATCTCGCCTTAAGTCCAATTAGCTTCCACAAAGCCTTTAGTCCCCAGATCAATTCTAACCCATCTACGGCCTTCAGCCAATCCAGCAGGATTCGCTTCATGCCAAGATGCGACCCGAATAGGGCCACATCCCACGGAATCGACATTACTGCCGAGAAACCTCCCGAATTCGGTGAGGCCTTCCGTATAAAAGGGATAAAACCCGGCCAAAGATCTTTCTGAAGATCCATCTTGAACGGATCATCGGTAATCAACCGAATCTTCTCGTAAAAGATAGGGACCCAGAACTCCCATTTCGGCATGAACCTGGAAATATCTTTCCCGGGTTCAGTGATCGTTTTCAGCTTCAGAGATCCTTTAAACTCTAATACTCTGTATAAAGAGAAGAGGGATAACCAAAGCCGAATCGTTCCAACATCGCCTCTCCGAAGAGACTGACGATGTCGCCGATTGATAATTCTAGGTATCCCAAAGCGAGTTCTCGAGATATTCGCGCCTAGTTCCCAGGGACTCTGATCCTTCATCCCACCTGCTATATGTTGAGTAACAATATAACAGGCTTTCAGATAGATCGCGGTACCCCGAGAGCCCATCGCTCGGTACATCTTTGAGACCTCCTTGGCGTAACCCCAAACAACCTTCACACGGGAGAGAGTTAGATGCCCAAAGACTAACGGAACTATCCTTAACAGGAGTCCCGCTAGTTTTGCTTCTGCTTTTACACAGAAGGACCAAGTTAATGTACGCGGTACCAAGGCTCGATAAAGAGCTCTGATATTACGCATAAGAAATATTTCTATTTCTGGAAGTTTACTTCCCGTTAACCCTTCAGTTCCCATTCTGCTCCTAGGAGCAGGTGGCTGCAGGTCGCATTGGTATGCTCTACCCGGGTTGGGTATTTTTGGTTGCCAAACGGCAACGTCAAGCATCAGAGAGACCCCCTTTGATTGCTCAAAGGTTTTCCCTCCTTACATATTACCTATTAGGATTAAACCCCTTTAGATAATATATAAGTCGGTTCTCTCTTCCTTTCAGAAGAGAACTCTCCTTAGCTCTATCGCTCCGTAAGGGACCAAGAGACACTGTGGAAGATCCGTTGGATCTAGGGTTCGCATCACTGCGAGGAGACTCCTTGACTTCCAGTCATGGGGTTACCCTCTGAGGTTCATTATTTG